AACTGATCAATGATGTGATCCTTAACAGTCATAATACGTTTTACTAGTGCAAATATAGCAGGCAATGCTTTTGGCATCTGCTTGTTCATATCAGCAATCTTTGCTTGCTTGTTAGCACTTACTTTACTATTACTTAGCCAATCAAAGAAACCGTTTTCTAAATTGTCTAGTTTACGTGCTCTAGTCATCTGGTTTACGTATGTGTAAATGATATTCTTCATATCACTTAGACCTTTAACAGGAGCAAGGAACTGATCAATTGCTTGTCCATTCTTTTGCACCATAGCACGTATTTCTTTTACTTCAGTTGTGTCAACTTCAGGTTGATGTGCTACGTAGGTTTGTCCTAGTACAACAACATCGTTTGAATTTAGTTCTTGTACGTCTGAAATAGGAGTACCGGATTTGCCGCCAAACTCGTCGAATTTTGTATGTACTACTACACCTACTTTAGAACCTGCTATACGCTTTCCTAGTTTACTACCGGTGTCAACTGTATATGTAACAAGATTAGGAGTAAATTCTACTGCACCGTCTGTAGTGCTAAAAGGTTTGCCCGGATGATATAGTAGATCACCGTAAACAAACCCACGGAAGTCTGATGGTGTTGCTGCCTCCATTAGCTTAAAGATAGCAGCCATATCATTGCCAAACTTTTCACGCCACTCTTCGCCTTTTCCTGAACTTTTAATAAAGTTAGCAAGGTCTTCTGGATTAGTTGATTTGTTGCGACCCCAACCGTTTTTACCTACTAGAACAAATTGCCCATCATCCTCTCTACCCCAGTAGACAGTAGGATTACCGTCCCACTTGATAGCAACGTCTCCTGAGTCACTACCTAGCTTTTCTAGTATATCTGCTGCTTTATTAGCACCTTCACTGCCGTCAATGAATACTAAATCTTCTAAGTGATTATATTCACGACCTACCTTAGCTGCTTCAGTTAATACTTGACGGAATTCTTGAAAGCGCATTAATAAGCTCCTTTTTGGATTTGCTCTAGTTCAATATCTTTTAAGCGCTCAATTACTGATGCTACACTTTCTAACGGGAAAATTTCTCCAGCCGGTTTAGGCATGTTATATTTTTTGCAATAACTTTTAGCAGCATTAATAACAATAGGCTTCATTGTTTCGTTAAAATCAAACTCTTGTTTATTTCTAGCACAATCGCTCATTTTGCTCAGTGCAGGATAAACACTTTTTCTGTATAAAGCCGGATCGTTACGCATGTATACCACAAGATCTTCAATTGGATCAAATGGAAGTGAGTCGTCTACTGGTTGTGCAAATTCATCTATTCTCATATTACCATTTCCTACATGACCAGTAACGTGCTTTTGTTCTCGGTCCAGGATTGTCACAGTTATGTCTAGCACGGAAACTGCGTCTACGTTCTGGATTAGACTTTTTAATCTTCATATCAGGATCGCCAAAATTAACTTTCTTTACGTTACCAGTCTTTGGATCCTTAACATATACTTTGAATTTTTTAACATCGCCTTGCATTGGCTTACCTAAAGGAACTTTGCGTCCTTGGTATTCTGCTTCGTCTAGTTCGTCTTCATTGAACCACATGACGCCATACTCTTCAAAAAAGTCGTCGCCGTCGTATGTTTCTTCGTCGAGTTCTGCTTCTTCGTCTGTGCTTACTTCAATGTCAAAATCGTCATATCCGTTATCGAACATGTATTCTGCTAGCTTGTTAGCATATTCGTCTGCTTCTTCTTCGCTTAAAGCACGTTCTAGAGGAATTTCGAAAACAGTTGCACCTTGTTCTGTTTCGTAAAGGTTGTGTTGAGGAAATACTGATTCATTTAAGCCTTCAAGTATTTCTTTTTGTTCCATAACGATTCTTACATAATGTTCCATACTGCACCTTAATGATTTAAAATAACGCTGTTAACTGATCCGTCAGTCCAAGTTTCAATTTTTGCACGTATCCAAACATAGTTTCCTATGAAGTTGTCTACTCCGCTTAAATCTGTAGGGACTACAAATGAGTAGTTCAGTACAGGAAACCAGTCTTCTTCGGTTGGCTCTATTGCAAGGGTTGCTTGTATGACAATATCGCCAATAAAACCTGTTACTGCGTATTGAACAGTATGAAATCCATCACTGCGACCGTAGTATCCGTCACCTTTAAAGTTACTTCCGGTAACGGATTCTACAGTGCTATCGCCTGGATGCGTTTGTGTTGTTAAAATTGTTTCGCTATATAATGACATACAATTATTTATCTGTATTGCCGTTATATACTAATCGTTCTACTTTCTTAATATCATTACCTGCAATCATTTTAACAAGTAATAGTATTTTTTCATCTCTTAGATAAAAGTATACTGTTTGTATCCAATCGCCTTCTCGTATACTTTGCAATGCATATTCAGAAGCCTTGCACTTATCGCTATTGGCAGCTAGCCAATCTGCTAAGCCGGGATTTTTAGTACGTCCTACTGATACTCTAAACTCATAAGGGCTAGGTTCTTTGAGAATAAAAACATTTTTTTCGTCTAAAAGAGTTTTAATATCAGCTGTATCCGGTTTCCAAACTTCAAAAATAAACGGACTACAAAAATTATTTTCAGTGAAAGCCTTTAAGTCTTCTTCTGATGTAAGATATACATAAAGATAACCAATTTCTGCTCTAGTTTTTCTTTCTGTAATATTCTCAAGTAACTTTAGTAGTTCCTTAGCATAAAAGTATTCGGCTATACTAAATTCAGTATACCTATTTCTAAAAAATGCTACTTTTAGTTCTTTATTCTCGTTATATAATTCGTCCAATTGAGTTATCATATCCCGTGCATAGTCGAGGTTACGGTAAGAACCGTAACTCCCACTAAACACCCTATTAATTCTAGTACGAAAAGCAACTTTGTACATGTACTTTCCATACCAGAGTTTTCTAGTAGTATGATTACTAATCACTTGCTACAACCTCTGCAGGCTCCGTAACAAGAACTATATTATTATCAGAGCAGTCTATTTGTACTTTGCCGCCGTATTTAAGATCACCAAATAGTAATGCTCTAGAAAGCGGACGTTTAATTTCTTTGTCAATTACACGCTGTAAAGGCCTAGCACCCATTTTAGGATCAAAACCTGCATCAACTAAGTAATCGAGTGCTTCGTCAGTAACAGTAAAGTTAACGTCTTTGTCAACAACCATGTCTTTAAGTTCTTTAAGGAACTTGCCAACAATTTTAAGCATAACTTCTTTACCTAGTTTAGCAAATGTAATTACACCGTCGAGTCTGTTACGGAATTCTGGACTAAAGAATTTCTTGAGTTCAGTGTCTTCATATTCTTTTTCGAAGCTATCAGTGAAACCAATTGTATTCTTTTCAGAATCTTTAGCACCTAAGTTAGTAGTTAGGATCAATACACAATTTCGAGCATCAGCTTCTTTACCGTCACTGCCTGTGATCTTACCATTATCCATTACTTGCAACAAAATCTGAGATACATCAGGGTGTGCTTTTTCAATCTCATCAAGCAGTAGTACACAGTTAGGATTTTCTTGTAGTTTAGTAATAAGAAGTCCTGCACCTTCACCGAAGCCTACATAGCCTGGAGGCGAACCAATTAGTTTAGCTACTGAATGTTTCTCTTGGTACTCTGACATGTCAAAGCGAACAAGTTTAACACCTAAATTGTTTGCAAGTTGTTTTGCTGTTTCGGTTTTACCAGTACCAGTCGGACCCATGAATACAAAGCTACCAATTGGTTTGTCGTCTGGTTTAAGACCTGCTTGGCTAACAAGAATTTTATCAACAATTGATTCAATTGCTTCGTCTTGTCCGTATACAGTTGCTTTAATATTCTTTTCTAGATTAGCAAGATTGTCTGTTTCTTTCTGGCTAATAGTTTCAACTGGCATGTTAAGCATTTTAGCAATTTCGAATTCAATCTCACTAGAGCCTACTATTTTTTCGCCTTCGTGTTCTTTTAGTTTAAAGCGAGAACATGCAACATCAATCAAGTCAATTGCTTTGTCAGGAAGCTTTTTATCAGACTGGTATTTTACTGACAGTTTAACAGAACTTTCGATTGCGTCTTCTGTAATATTAGTTGCATGGTAATCTTCGTAGTACTTTTTAAGACCACGTAGTATGTCCTTGGTTACTTCTGGTGTCGGCTCGTCTACTGCAACACGCTGGAATCGACGCATAAGAGCACGGTCTTTCTCAAAGAACTTGCGGTATTCATCCCAAGTAGTTGATGCAACAACTTTTAGATCGCCTTTTGTTAGTGCAGGCTTGAGCATGTTGGCAAGATCGTTGCCATTATCCTTGCTGCCAGCGCCAGCGCCATTGATCATATGTGCTTCATCGATAAACATAATTGCTTTGCCTTTTTTAGCAAGAGCACTTAGGACTAGTTTTAGTCGTTCTTCAAAGTCACCGCGGTATTTAGAACCAGCAAGCATGCCGCCTATGTCGAGATTGTATACTTCATAGTCTTGCAAGAATTTAGGAACATCTCCGTTTACAATCTTGTAAGCAAGACCTTCTGCAATAGCAGTTTTACCGACACCTGGATCACCTACAAGGATAACATTGTTTTTGCTACGGCGTCCTAGTGCAAGTGCGATACTTTCTAGCTCGTGCTCTCGACCAATAACTGGATCAATTTTACCACGTTTTGCAGTGACATTTAGATTATCAGTAAATGATTTAAGAGCTTTCTGTTCTGCATTAGAAATTTCTTCTTCTTCAACAGTGTCTTCCATTTCTGCATTAACATATTCAGCAAATTTAGTTTTATCAATGCCGCCTTTTTCCAGCCAATAATGTGCAATGCTTTTCTTTTCGCTCAACAAGGAAATTAAAACATCTGACAATTCAATATTTTGACGTCCATTAAATAGAACTTGTGTAAATGCTCGATTGAGAACACGTTCAACTGTTTGGGTTTTCTTTGGCTTAAATTTATCTTCATTAATTAGAATATCGTCACAGTTGTTTAAAAGGTGATTTTCTAGATTCTTTTTAATGAATACTGGATCTGCACCGTACCCCTCGATCACCTTTTCAAAGTGTTCTTCGCAAAACATTGCAAATGTAAGATGTTCGAGTGTTACATATTCGTGTTTTAGTTTTTGTGCATCCTTTACTGCTTTTTCAAAAACTAGCTGTAATTCTTTGCTTGGTTCGACCATGTTATTTCCTTTTTAAAAGTGTTCTTTTCTATACTTTATTAGTATACATTATTATTTGTTTTTGTCAAGTATTTTTAACTTTTGTTCACTTCTTCATAAACAGCTTGTATCTTCTTCATTAGCTCAGGATTGTTTATTTTTGGAGTAAACACTTTGATTCTTACGTACAATTTTCCTCGTTCATTAGAATTTTGTACTGGTAATCCGTACCCTGTTATACTCAACACAGTGTCAGGGTTAGTTCCGGCAGGAACCTTTAAATTTAATGTTTTTCCTTCTAGTGTTTTTATAGGAATAGTCGTTCCTAATATAGCTTCAAATGAAGACACTGTTGCTGTTGTTATTAAATTTTGTCTATCTCTTTGCCAGTTAGGATCTTGCTTAGTTTTAAATTTAACAATAAGGTCGCCGCGTTTAATATTTTGGTTCCCGTCATCGCCAAGATTTGGATACCTAACCATTTGGTCTTCTTCGATACCTTGAGGAACTGCTAGCTCTGCTTGCTCCATTTTTCCGCTTTGTAATCTGTATTGAAATACTAGTATTCTGCCGTAGAGTATATCTCGAAGTTCGATGTTAGCAGTAATGTGTATGTCTCTGTTTCTAGCGTGATAACCACGTTGGTGTTGGTGAAAATTTCTAAACATTTGGTCAAAGAAGTCATTTCCTTGCCCGTGTTGATTGTTTGTATATGCCTGCGGGTTGTCGTATTGCTGTCGTTTTGCAGGATCTTTTAATGTTTCGTAGGCTTCGTTAATCTTTTGTAGAGTCTCGCGATCACCACCCCGATCAGGATGGTGCTTCATTGCAAGTTTTCGATATGCTCGCTTAATTTCTTCCGGAGATGCACTCTTTGAAACGCCTAAAGTATTGTAATAGTCCATGCTATTACTTATTGAAGGTGTTAGTCTTTGCCGCCCTTACCTGGTCCGCTGTTAACGTACAAACCAAACCATGCTGCACCAGCGCCTACTATGATCGATAGCAAGCCAGATTGTTCCATAGTAGGAGCATCAAGTGTCATAAACCAATCTACTACTTTGTACACAAGGTAGATGTACACAGTTAAGAACGCACGTGGCCATATTCTCCATGCATCAACTGCACGAGCCAGGTGTATTAATTTTTGATATGGATTGTGTGACGAATTAGTTACATTAGTATCGATTTCTAATTCTAGATTTACTTTTTTAGTTTCGTTGCTCATAATAAAGCCCTCTTTATTACAAGTATTTATAGCAAAAAAGCCCATTTTATGGAACACGGGTAGCGAATCCAGTTCCAACGGCATGGGCGGCCGACACCTACTAGGAAAATAACGGACAAGCCGATAACTATAACGGTCCCTAGGTTGTGTGTTCTTTGTTAATATTATTTAGCTTACAATTATCGAAGTGCCATCTTTTCATGACTCCGCCATTTCCTACTTTTCCGCAATGTGGACATTGTCTTTCTATTCTAGCAGGATTATTATCTCCTAGCATCCACTTCGATACTTTTTGTTTATGCTCTGCTGTATGACACTTGCCGTAGAACGGATTGTTCTCTCCGGTTCTATCAACGTCGGTCAAGAGCTTCTTTAATGTTTTTGATATCTTTTCTTTGTGTTCTTCTGTCAAAGGTCCTAGAGGACCTGTTCTACCTTCGCCTGCTTCTGGAACAAGATTAGCAAACTCTTTCGATTCTACAATATTCCATTTATTAGAATAATCAAGTGCTACGTTAATAAAGTCGTCCAAGTTATCAGTTTCGTATAGGATTTCGGTAGTGACATCGTAGCCGTGTTTCTTTAGATGATCTCTCCAAACAACTCCAGACCCTTTATACTTGTAAGGATCCTGTTCTGTTTTACCGAGATACTTTAAGCCAGTTTTGTTGTGTGTTTTTAAGTACAGATAAATACTCATGCTGTTGTTCTCCCAAACAATAGAGTAGTTGGAGTTGCCGCTCGCGAACTACAATTTTATTTATCAAACAACTATTTTTTAGTGC